GATTTTGGAACAGTTCTTTCTTTTAGTCCCATGATATTTAAATCTATATCTTTATGTGCTTTTATTGGGTTCCAAACACATACTCTAAATTTATATTCTTGTCTTATATTAACTACTAAAAACGCAGCCCAGTCACCACCATTATATTCTTCCATAGTGGATGTATCTGTACCAGACCAAAATGCACTCATATTGGCGTGTGAATGCCACCATACAAATCGCACATCGGGCCCATGTTTCATTGAGCATTTAACATAATAATCTGAAACAGCTTCTCTATCCATTTCAGTAGTACCGCCAGTAACTTCCTGTTTTAATATTTCAGGTTCAGACAATATATAATCGCCTTCTTTATTCTTTTTAGCAACTAGAAAGCCGCCAATTTCAGATTGAAACTCATCATAAGATGCTTGGGCATAATCTATGATTTTCTTCCAATCTTTATTATCTATGTAAAACTCCATATACTCTCCTTATGTATTATGGTTATTCACCCATTCTAACATATCTTCTTCAAGAGAAGAATCTTCATTATAGTGGTGTATCCATTCTATATTTCCAACAGTTTCTGTTTGAGGTTGTTTCCATCCCTTAACTATTTGTAAAGAATGAACATTTTCTTTAATATCATTTTTAAATTTTAATTGTCGTAATAATACAGTATCAGCTTTATATCCGTTGCAAATTTTCATGATATCTTTTTTACAAACAGTATCACATATAGATCTTCTTTCATTAATATCTCTTACATAACTAACCAGTCTATCTTGACAGGAATTAGTATCTACTCCTATTAAATCAATATATAATGAGTGATATTTTGTTGATATATTTTCAGGATGACCATAATATGATAGATTAATTGGGTTTAATGGATTTGTTGAGTGTATTCTAAATGAAGACATCCAATTCCAGGCTGTTTCAATCCATTTTACAAGATTTAATTTCCCTTCATTACCATATAAATATGACATATTTCCGAAACAAACACTTG